ATACGCTTGCCCCCCACACCCATGTTGCTGCCCCTCATAGTCATAGTTATCAGATCCCGGTCGGAGATTCAGCTTTCCTTACTCCGGGAGGTGATGCATATAGAAAAGCATCAGTAGCAGACCCACAAACCACTGGAGATCAGGTTGTTGCTATCGCCACAAATACCGATGATTTTTTAACAATCGATTACGCGGGCGTCTCGGGGACAAATAATTACAATTACCCGCCATACTATACCCTTGCCTTTTACATGCGCTATGCGTGATCTATAGGCACTAAATCAACTATGACATTCGAATCACCCTGACATACGCGTCGCACAAATTAACAATTCAATACATTATTTTCTAAAATCCAAGTATTTATTGTGTATCTATACTGTCCCAATAAAACATGCGAAACCTGATGTGGATGAGTCCAATGCGGCGGAAAACATATAGCATCACCCGTTTTTTATATTTATATTATTTATATAAATATAATAAAATTTATTACAATTATATAAAATTATTATCTGGTAATAGAATACATATATGTCTCGATTATATAATTACATAACTATATGCGAACATAATTCGTCTATCGAAACATCATTCCCTCTGTTCCGTCGCGCAAAACTTTAAAATATGATTTGAGTTCGCGCGTAGAAGGATGACAGTTGTCATATCCGAAAAGTTCTGACCGAAATTTAGACCGGCAGTTGTGAATGCTGTGAAAATTCGGAATCGCATTGGGCGTTGAAAGAATATGAAGCACGTTGCGAGAAATGGAATACATTGTAATGCTCAAATCATGTCGCCACGCACACATGGATTTTCGCAAATAAAATGCTAGCGAGCTTTTCGACGCGAATGTCATGCGAATATCGGGATGAGCCGTTTTTGATTCGCCACTGCGCCTGCGCGTTCCATTCAAAACATAGCATTCGCTAGTTGCATCATAAAAAATATATGCTCGCCAATCGGTCGTGGTGTATCGAGACCATGTTTGCGGCGGAACAAACTCCTCAATAAATAAAATGGGCATTGTTGACATTGGAGGTTCTACTCCATAAGGATACAAGTGGTAATTATTTTTATTTTTGTCAGTCTTGACAACACTAAACCAAGCGTCGCTTGCGTGGGTCTTCATCGCTTCTAATTCCGCCGCTAGTGCATTTTCTTCCGCTAGTGCCTTTTGCGACTGTGCCTGTACCGACTGCGCTAGCGCATAAGCCTTCTCGTACAACGCCTCATCAAAATAAAACTGAGCGTCGTATGATTGTTGCTTTGGTTGTGCGCCGGCATCAGCATCAGCATCGGCAACAACTTCTTCCTCTTGAACAGTAACAACATCGGCAACAACTTCTTCCTGTTGAACAGTAACGCCATCGGCATTTGAAATGACAACTTCTTCATCATTACTATTGCTTGTATTAAAATACTTGTTGAAAAACATGGAATAATTTACTATTTGTTATATATGGTATATTGTTATATATTATTAATAAAAACTCTCTCTAAATATTTATTTATTAATAATATTATTTAAAATAAAAATTGATTAAATAATATCAAGTAATATACTTAGAAACATTGATTTGTAAATAAGTAATCAACATTACTTTTGTTTATCCCTTTAAATGAAAATACAACAACAACAGCAGCAGCAGCGACAAAATAATAAAGACGCCGGCACCGGAAAAACAAAAACATCAAAATCTAAATCATTGTATCCTGCTAATAACATTGACGACGAATGGAATGATTTTTTAATGTTTCGAGGAGAAAACTGGGAATCGGCGACGGAAAACAATTCAAATGCTAATGCTTCAATCAATAATGGGGAAAAAAATAATCATGATAGTCATAACAACGGAAACAATGGAAACAATGGAAACAATGGAAACACTTGTTCAAAGAAACAAGACCATAGTCAAAAACAAAATCAATCACCTCAACTCGATTCAAGTTTAAACTCAGATGACGGCGGCAACAACGACGACGACGACGACAACGCCGGAGCTCATCCGCATAACCAAAATGAGCACCAGCATTGCGAATCTGAAGAAATTCCAGTATGTTCACCCATATACATTTCAACAAAAACTAAAATATCGTATTTGAATACTGAAATTGACATTAAAAAAGTATTTTGGGACATTCCGGTTATGCCATATTCGAACCAGTGTCAAGGAGTTGTAAAAAAACAGATCAAATTTTCATCCATAACAAAAGAGGAACTTGCTGAAATTGAGGCATGTGTGAAAATTGAAGCTGATAAAAAAACCGGATTTGTCGAAACGCAAATTATCGAACACATTGACAATCCTGATGGAAGAATAAAATTCAAAGATCAGCGGAAAATAAATATTGGTCTTTGTAAAAAGGATATATTAAACTGCAGGTGCAAAAAAAAACGCGCATTTTTCAATTGTTTTGTTTTGATAATGAGAGTCGAAGACGAAATGTCGCCGCCAGATGCGCGCACATTCAAAGAAATGCATATTAAAGTTTTCAACACGGGAAAGTTGGAAGTTCCGGGAATACAAAATGATGCTTCCCTTCAAAATGTCATTGACATTCTAATAAGTATGCTAAAAAATATTATTGGAGAACACGTTGACTATCAAAGAAACAAATGCGAAACCGTTTTGATTAATTCGAATTTTAATTGCGGTTACTTTATTGACCGCGATAAATTGTACGACATTCTTAAATACAAGTACCGAATTAATAGCAATTACGATTCTTGTTCATATCCGGGAATTCAATGTAAATTCTTCTACTGCGTCGATGAAATGAGTTTGGTGGTTCAAACTGGACAACAGCCCACGCCTGCATCCGCACCTGCATCCGCGTCTGCATCGACGCTTGTAAAAACAAAGTTAGAGTTGGAAAATGGCGACGATTCAAAAAAATACATTGAAATATCATTCATGGTATTTCGAACTGGAAGCGTTCTCATTGTTGGGAAATGCGAAGACTACGTTTTACACGACATTTACGCATTCATTAAAGAATTATTGCGCGTCGAATTTACAAACGTGGGTTCTCATATTATTAACCACGATGATGCTGTCAAAAAACATGTTCCTAAATTGAGAACGAGAATCATTGTCAACAATATAAATAATATAAATAATATAAATACAACTATAAATACTTGTTAAGATTGTAATATCATAATAACATTATTACACAAATAAAATAATGTTATTTTTTTAATCGCGTTGTGGCAAAAAAATCCAATTTATGAATTTCAACGCGTTGCACATTTTTATTCTCTCTTCAAACTCGTGTGAAAAATACTTTATTATAAATAATGAATTGAGAGATTCGAGTCGACTCGCATCAATCTGTCCCAACTTTCTGATTTTTTTGATAAAATACTCGATTGTTTTAATATAGTCTTTATAATTTTCACAATAATCGGTTGTTGTTTCACTGCCATGTGCGTGTGCAGTCTTTCTCGAAATAATAATATCACAAAATTGTTTTATATACATTAATTTATTATATAGCAATTCACGATTGTCTGTATGAGTTCCACCATTTGATTGTGCGGATTGTGCGGATTGTGCGGATTGTGCGGGTGTCTGCGAAGAATAATATAGTTTATATAACTTGTCATTTACGTGTGCCACGTTGGTGTGAATTTTATTAATAGTTGTTCCATTCTTTAGTTGAAGTTGTTCAGGCGTCAACTGAGTTAGTTCGGTTTCAATTATTTTATTGTACATTTCTATTAGCATTGAAACAATATTGTTTTTTATTTCCTCATTTTTTGTTTCATAATAATTTTTTTTATACTCTGGGTTAATGTCAAATATTGTCTTTTTATAAACGAAAAGTGCAGCATCTTTGGAATTCAACTGCAAATATGTTACGGCATCATCTCCAATTTGTCCAATAAACTCAATGTAATAAGAATACGACTTCTGACAATGATAATACGTTAAATCCAAATTTTGAGTGAATAGTAATAACATTTTAAAAACATGTGAAATTGTAAATAGCCCTTTTATCAAAATATATTTTAAATATTCTGAATTTTTATTTTTTATGGTTTCAATTCCAAATAATAAATATTGATTAATTACATTCACATATTTCATGTATATATCCATTTCATTATACAAAACCACTGCATCGCCTGAATCCTTTTTATAATTTTCAATATTTTGTAATGAATTATCTTTCATATTTTATTTTTATTTTTATTTGCTAAATAAAAAATAAATGTTGGTACTAACAATATAATTATATACATTTTATATAATTATATATTTATACAAATTTAATTACCATGCATTTCGCCCCTTCAACCCCCTACTTATTGTAAAGGTTCTCTTTATCCGAGAGCATTTTCAATGCCTGGTTGAGTATGCATTCTACCCACACCACCAGAACTTGCCTGGTTAACTTGAAAGATACCCCTCTGTTTCATGTAAAGCAAACCAGAAGTAAATCCATACGGCACGCAGCCGCAATAAGCACCACGCTGCTGAATTGCAATAGTTGCAAATTGACCCCTACCGACAAGCGGAGCTAAGCCACCCATTTTCAAACCATAGCTCTTAGCATTATTATTCGTTATGCTTTGTTGATACCTTGCGGCTTTTCCTGCATTCATTAACACCATTTTATTTGTTTATACATTGTCTAAATATTTTATTTTATATTTCTATTGAATAATTTAATCTAATTAAAATATTCAATTAATTATTAAAATACTTTATTTGTTAGTGGAGTAGCAGAGTATATTATTTGCTGAAACAACTTAGACTTATATTGCCATTTATATTCAAGTGCCCGACAAAAAAATGACTTCTAAACACGACGAAGACATCATGTACAATGAAAATGGCGGATTGGTCTTCAATCCGTATAACGAAAATAATGTGGAGATTACATTGAGCGAAGTTCAATCTATTCTCCAAAAATACGGTGTTCCTTGTCCAACTGTATTCAATATAGAACTTTACAAGCGAGCGTTTATACACAAATCATACACAAAACGCCCAATGGCTGAAAATGCTAGAGACAATATTACAATCGCTGAAAAACCGGATAATTGTTTATCTCTTAAAACAAAATCAAATGAACGGCTAGAATTTTTGGGAGATGGAGTTTTGGAATGTATAACAAAATACGTTTTGTATCGTCGTTTTCCTAAAGAGAATGAAGGATTCATGACGGAAAAAAAAATAGCAATTGTCAAGAACGAATCCATCGGAAGAATCGCTTATGAAATGGGACTGCATAAGTGGTTGGTTATTTCAAAGCATGCAGAAGAAAAACATACGCGAACAAACTTGAAAAAATTGGGTTGTTTATTTGAAGCATTCATCGGTGCGCTTTTTTTAGACTTTAATAAGATTTCTGTCAAAGATGAAGATGATTGGTTCAAGAACATTTTTATTACTGGTCCTGGTTTTCAAATGGCACAACTTTTCATTGAAAGTGTATTTGATACTCACATTGATTGGGTGAGTTTGATAAAGAATGATGACAATTATAAGAATATTCTTCAAGTCAAAATTCAGAAGGAATTCAAAACGACGCCGGATTATTTTGAGATTTCACACACGTTGGAAACAGGATACACTATGGGTGTGTATTTGTGTCTCGGGCAACAATTTTATGAAGCAGATTATAAAAACGCGCACTTGTATTCCGATTTGCAGTCCTTTTTAAAAATAAGGTCAATTGTTGATACCGAGTCGAAAATTGTGGTGTTTTTCGCGCAGGGAACACACAAGATCAAGAAAAAAGCAGAACAAATTGCGTGCGAGTTGGCTCTGAATGAACTTTTGAAATATAATTAATGTTTAATTATTTATTTTGTTATTTGGTAAAAAAAATATTATACACGGTTGTATATATATAACATCATGTCCAAAGTCAACCCCAGATATACGTTAATGACAGATTTGGAATTACCACCACCACAATTGGAATTGGAATTAAAGAGAGCCAACTTCGGATCAATGTTAGACGGCAGCATAAATTACGAAGACAAAGACTTTCGCGCTATTGAACACGCTAAAAAAACTTATCCACATTATACTATTCCAAGAGATATTTATTATCGTGCACTGGAAGGGAGAGTACCTCTTTATAAATTTAGACGATCGTATTCCATTCATGAATTATATCCATGGTTTAATATTCAAGAACTCAGAGAGTTGAAAAAAAAATATGAAGAAGAGGAGGGTGGTATACTTGGAATAAAAGATGCAAGATTTATGGATGAATTAATAAGACTAAAAAATAAATATTTAATAGATCAAGCTATGCAAAGTGAAAGGGTAAAAACACTTCAACGAGAATTTCATAAACCATCATCATCTTCAAACCCATCATGTTCACTTTTAGGAGGAAGAATCAAAAATATTCTTCGGAAAAAAAATAAATCAAATAAAAACAAGTCAAAAAGAGTTAATAAACTAGTTAAAAATAAAAGATATTCAAGAAAATCATTAAAAAAATGTCTACATTAGTAACATAATCAATATATAAAGTTACTTAAATGATTAAATACATGGTAAATAATATAATGTATTTAATTAAAGAAAAAAGTTATAATACGGATGAACCTGTTTATATGAAACTGCCTAATAGTGATACTACAATGTTTATACCAGAAGCTAGAGTCGCAAAAGACTATTTTAATACTGGATTTTATGAAAGAGGATATATCGATTGGTCAATTGAAAATTTGGTTTCTGGAGATAAAAATGTAATCGACATAGGAGCTCACATTGGATGGTATACTGTGCAATTAGCAAAAAAAGCCAAACATGTTTATTCTTTTGAATGTTCTCCAAAGTCATTCAACTATTTATGTGCCAATATCGCATTAAACTCACTAGATTATTCAGTGACTAAATATAATTGTGCTTTAAGTAATGAAGCAGGAATTACTCCATATTATATTCGAGATGCAAATGATGGAGGTGGTAACGGAATTTCTAAATTCGAATATGATAGTATTAAAAATACTCCATACATTGATGTTCCAAAAAATACACTCGATTCATATAATTTGACAAACATTGGATTTATAAAACTTGACGTGGAAGGGCATGAAAAAGAGGTCTTAGAAGGAAGTGTTGAAACTATCAAAATAAATAATTATCCAAAAATTTTATTTGAATCGTGGGATGAACATTATGAAAAAAATAATTATCCTTCAATAAAATTAAGAAAAGAATTATTTGATTTTATTAAAAGTTTAGGATATAATATAATCAGAGTCGGAGCGGACATGTATTTGGCTGAGAGATAAATAGTAAAAAGATTCTTCGAAAAAAAAACAAATCAAATCATTGAAAAATAAATTAAAATAATGAATAAGCAAAAATTGATTTAGCAAAATGTATAACTAATAATATATATAGTATTTAATATTATTAGTTATAGTTAATAATGGAACCAGAATCATTCAATATTGACGATTACATAAAAGATGGAAAAATAAATTTGACAGAAAAAACATACCGAAAATACGACAAGGAATTCATTGCGACAAAAATTATTGATAAAATACAAAGCGGTGAGCTGAAATTCCCGCATCCGCCTGAATATTGCACTCCAAAATTTAAAGAGGATGCTTTTCAAATACTTAAAAAATATGAACCGGAAATAGTCAAAACGCGACATTCGAATTATCAACAAAAACTAGGGCGAGAAGTGTGGCAAAAAATGAATTTAACTGCCGACGGTTACAAATCAGGATACACGTATATCAACACGCAACCTGGTGACTACGAAGCGGATAAACTGATTGATTGTTTTACAGGACTGCAACGAATGAAATGCAAGCGCGAAGGCAAAGAGCTCTCTCCGTTTGCCGCGTGGAACAACAAGGAATACATGAAGCTGGTCATTGAAAAATACATGGAAGAAAAAGAAGATTTGACAAGTTTTAATTTGAGAGAATCATTTTATAAATTAAGCAGTAAATTACCTGAAAAATATAAAAATATGGAATGTAATTTTTTTAAAGCAACACTTGCAGCTTCCGTCTACGACTATTTTCTAGAAGGTAGCACAAAAACGCGTGTATTGGACATTAGCGCCGGCTGGGGCGACCGCTTACTTGCAGCGCTAGCAAAAAACCTGGATTCTTATTTGGCGTTTGACCCGAATGCGTCGCTGCAACCGGGATACAGGGCCATGATTGACGAGACGTTCTCTTCTGTACCCGGTATAAGCAGTAAAGGCTCACTCGTGTATCAACTCGTACCGCATGTGAGTCATGAGCTCTCAAATAAAGACCGGTACAAAGTGATTGATGCACCATTTGAAAGCGCAGAGGCAATTTTGGAAGGACGCGAATTCGATTTGATATTTACAAGTCCTCCCTATTTTGATTTAGAAGTATTTACCACAGAAGGTGAGCAATCCATTATTACGCATTCCACATTTGATAAATGGATGGTGCATTTTTTATTCAAATCTCTCTACATTGCGTGGAATACATTGGTATCCGACGGAAATATGGTAATACATATTGACGACTTCAGCAAAGGCACTGAAAAACATCGAATTATTGAACCGATGGTGCTATTTGTTTGTGGCTGGTGCTCAAGTGCGCGTTTTGACGGAGTGGTGGGTGCAAGCGGGTACAACAAAAAAAAGGATTACAAGTCGCCAATGTGGGTTTTTAAAAAAAAGTCATCAGGAAAAGATGACATTCGTTTTTGCAAAGAAATGATGAGAGATAAATACCCGGCATTAAATGATTTAATTGCAAAAAATAAAGATTCGTTTGTTGCATCTGTTTCGGCAGCATCATCGGCCGCAGATGAACTTGACATCGTTCCCAAATTTGATGCAAAGGGTAAACTGTGCGTTATTCAAAATAACAAGTACAATATAAAAACGAAAAAAGGATTGACTCCGTTTTATATAAATTTGGAACATGTTTTAAAACGCGCGGGGTTTACTGTAAAGTTGCTTGAAGATGATTACATTTCAAACATTGAAAAAATTCAAGGTGAAAAATATGAAGCAGAAATGGATGGAGGAGGAAAGAAGAATAAAGAGGAACGTGCACTGTTGATAAAAAAACGACTTGAAAAAGCGCGTTCAAAGGTTGCGCAGCCGATAGAGCGAGACATCTTGGGAACAGAATCAGATGCGGAATCAGAAGGCGAAGGCGAGGAGGAGGGGTTGCCTCGAATCTCATTTGCAGAAGCTGCTAAACAACAAAGAGAGAGAGAAGTAAAAGAACTCGAAGAAATCGAAAAACAACTTGAAAGTTCTGGAAAAGAAGAATTGGAAAATTTAAGTCCAAGTACTGACGACACCCCTCAAACACAACAAACACAAACAAGTAAAAGCGAAGAGGGTGAACCGGGCGAACCAGGCGAACCAGGCGAAGAAATACAGGAAACAAAAGAAGCAACACCAACTCCACCACCACCACAATTAGAACCAAAAACAAAGGAAACACGCGAAAAACAAAAGGTCGACCTTTTATTGAATTTTGAAGATTTGTTTATCGACAAGTCCATCCCGCGTTTTTTTTCAGGAATGAACATTGCAAATGCATACGCATTCTACAAAAAAATGCAATCAGAGGGAACAGTAATATATCCTCCGCCCGAATTTAGCTATTATACGAATTCAAAAACTTATTCTGTCGACTTGCACGCGCCTGAAAATGAGGAATTTGTATTGCCGAATAGTAAAACATTTTTATTTTCATATTCTGGCAACCCTAGCATCAACCAAACGCGGAAAGAAATTCTTGCATATTTTAAAGATGTGCAAGAAAAAACGGATTACGTTATTGTTAAAAATGGATTTTCAGCAGACATGACAGATGTGTATTTGGTCATGACGCAAAAGGCGGCAAGCGAAAAAGAGTTGCCAAAAGAAATTGAAAAGGCATTTCCTCAAGATAAACGCTTTGTTATGAATGAAAATGTTTCCGAATTGCTGGATATTTATACTGATTTTATTCGCGAAAATAACGTTGACCTTGTTGTTATTGCTGAACCATACAATAAAATTGTTTCAAATAGAAAAAATGAATACAGAATGTGGTACTTGGGTGGAAAATTTGTAGACTATTTCTGTTTTGGAATAGAGAGAGATGATAAAAATAAGATTAAAATGATTGATAACCTTGTATATAATTCTAAGAATGAAACCCATTTTCAATTAAAAAAACTCACAGATAAATTGTATCAAGTGGTTTTGAAAAATGTTCGGGCCATTATGAAAGATGACGACTTTGTTCCGGTTGCGATGCGGTTTGACATGTCATATGCAACGGATGCAATGTTTATTGACAAGTATGCCGTGGAAATAAATCAAAAAGGACAAAAAGGAAAGGTTCGATTTTATTGTAACGAGGTTGAAAACATGGATGGAACTTTTTATACAAATATTTCAGTTTTAAGTGAGGATGGTAAGAAAACATCTCTCGGTGATAAATTTGAGAAAGATTTAATAAAACTTCTTACGTCTACAGCGTTTTTGAAAATGTCATCGTCAAAGCAAGTTCAAACTGCAGCTCAATTCAAAAAAATTATCGACATTATTCGAAAATACACAATGAAATCTCGTCCGTCAGTGTGCAACGGAATAACTCTGAAAAATGTGCAAATACAATTTGGTGACCAAAAGAAACCAACGTCACCCATTCTCTCCACAACAGAAGAGGAAGAGAAAGAGGAAGAGGAACAGCCGACACCGGTTGTTGTCGTAACTCCGCCAGTGGAAGAGGAAGAAAAAGAAAAAGATGAAGAAAAAGATGAAGAAAAAGATGAAGAAAAAGATGAAGAAAAAGATGAAGAAAAAGAAAAAGAAAAACCCGCCAAGAAAATAAAAATTAAAGTTTTAAAACCGAAATCGTCAGAAAAAGAAAAAGAAGACGAACCGGTTTCTGTTAAGGGCAAAAGCGTGGTTGATCCAGATACAATTATTGGTTCAGTTGCGCTGAGAGAAAGAATGCGCCCTCCGTCTGAAAAAATCATAGCATCTCCTTATTTTATGAATAACCGTAAAATTTTCGTTAATTTTATCAACAAGTTCTTTGCGTCAAGGTACAAAGATATTGGAAAAGAAGGACAAATCACATGCAAACAAATAAGTAATGCAAAAACAGACAGCGCCGCAATGTCGCTGTTTCCGCACCAGCAAATTGTGAAAGATTATTTAAATTTGTACACTCCGTATCGCGGATTGCTCCTGTTTCACGGACTTGGAAGCGGAAAAACATGCTCGTCAATCGCAATCGCAGAAGGAATCAAAACGGAAAAACAAATCATTATTATGACTCCAGCATCTCTCCAAGCAAACTATAGAAATGATCTTAAAAAATGCGGCGATGAATTTTACAAGAAAAATCAACATTGGGATTTTATTTCCATCAAAGATGTAAATGTCAAAGATAAAGAAGAAAAAATTGCGCAGTTGGCAACAATATTGAACATTGATGTTGCCATGATAAAAGAAAATGGCGGCGCCTGGATGATCAACGTGAGCAACTCGAAAAATAATTATCCCGACTTGTCAACCGAAGAACAACAACAACTGGAAGCGCAACTGGATAAAATGATTGAGGCAAAATATAAATTCATTAATTACAATGGTCTCAATAAAAAAAAAATAGAAGAACTAACAAAGGGCGGAAAAGTAAATCCATTTGACAATGCTGTGGTAATTATTGATGAGGCGCACAGAATTGTAAATTCAATAAGTAATCAACTTAAAAATATAAAACCCACGAAAACAGATGAAAAAAAGGCGAAAACGTACATTTCTATACAATTGTACAAGTATTTGCAGAATGCAGATAATGCCAAAGTAATATTACTAACAGGAACGCCAATTATCAACTATCCAAATGAATTGGCTGTTTTATTTAATATATTGCGCGGTTACATTAAAACGTGGTCATTTAAATTAACAGTTGATAAAGAACAAAAGTTTGATGAATCATCCATTATTGCCATGCTGAAAAAATATAATGTGGCAAATTACGATTATGTAAAATATACACCGTCTTCTCAAACCGTTACTATAACGCGAAATCCGTTTGGATTCTCACCTGCGTTGAAGGGTGGCGAATATACCGGAGTCATAAAAAATGTAGCGGGAGACGAATCAAATGAACAATTTCTTCGGAAAATAAAACAAATGTTTGACGCCGAACACATCAAAACCGAAGACCCCATTATTACAAACTTCACCGCACTTCCGGATAAATTCGAAGATTTCAAGAATAAGTTTTTGAAAGTTAATCCAGACACATTTGAAATCATCGGTGTAAAAGAGTTGCCCATTTTCCAGCGCAGAATTCTCGGGCTAGCATCATATTTCAAAAGTGCGCAAGAACAGCTCATGCCGCGACTGCTAGCCATCAAACTTGAAACGGTTCCAATGAGTAATATGCAGTACAGCGAATATGTGGATATTAGAACTGACGAAATAACAAAAACAAAACGATCTCAAAAAAATAAGAACATGTATGAAGTTTCTTCCAACTCTTATCGCATCTTCTCTCGATTGTGTTGTAATTTTGTTTTTCCTCCCGCTGATGAAGTAACCGGAAGACCCGCAAGACCGAAAAAGGAGAAATTAAATGAACAAAATGTGGATGCCTTTTTGCTCTCGGATGAAGGCGCTGGTACTCGCAGAGAGGCGCAAACATTCGTTGAAGGTGCTGAAGAAGAAGCGCAGGAATCGGAATCGGCTGTTGATGGCTCTTATAATGACAAAATCCGCCAACTGTTTGAATACTATGAAACACACGGAGACGACTTGAAACCCCGAGATGAAGGAGGTCGTTTGAACGAATACAGTCCAAAGTTTTTGAAAATGCTTGAAAATATTACAAATCCGGATAATAAAGGACTCAATCTTATTTATAGTCAGTTTCGTTCTCTCGAAGGAATTGGAATGATGTCTCTCGTTTTGAATGCAAATGGTTTTGCGCAGTTCAAAATAAAAAAAGATAAAGATGGTGAAGGATGGTTTGTGGACATTGCACCAGAAGACCAGGAAAAGCCCATGTACGCGCTTTATACAGGAACGGAAGACACGGATGAAAAGGAAATTATTAGAAACATATTCAACAGCGACTTTGCATCTACACCGCAAAACATAAAAGGTTATCTGGAGAGAAGGAAAAAAACATCTGGTAAATTAGAAAATAAATACGGAGAAATTATTAAAGTTTTTATGATTACAGCATCAGGCTCAGAGGGAATTAATTTGCGAAATGTGCGTTTTGTTCACGTAACCGAACCGTACTGGAATGCTGTGCGCGTTGAACAAGTTGTTGGGCGAGCGCGCCGCATTTGTAGTCACGAAGATTTATCTGAAGATGAAAAAACGGTTCAAGTGTTTGAATATTTAACCGTCTTCTCTCCAGCTCAAAAAGAAACTTTGAATAAAGAACTCAAGACAACCGATGGCGGCAAGACAACAGACCAGTCGCTCTTTGATATTTCCAAAAAGAAGGAACAAATCAATCGAGAGTTATTGGATGCAGTTAAAAATACATCTATTGATTGCAAAATACACAAGGGAACCAAGTGTTTTGAATTTTTGGGAACGCCGGATTCAAGTTCATTTTCATATGTTCCAAATATTGAACTGGATGAAACAGAAAAAGAACTCGTCGCAAATGTCGCAGTAGAAGAAGAAGAGTTCAAAGTGCTTCCTGCAGCGTACAAGGGCGAAAATGGTGAAAGGTTGATTCGTTCACTTAAAACAAACAAGGTTTATTATAAGGATGATACATTTGAAACTCTTTCTTCAAGCGGAAAACCATTTGATGTAAAAGAGCTTAACCAGTATGGTCGGATTGAACAAGTTGGAGAGAAATTGAAAATGTTTAAAAATTAGTAAAGTTCATTTTATTTAATATATCTATTTTCAATATAAAAATAAAATAAAAATTGATTTCTTTTATCCTTGTATTAAAATGTCTTAGACAAATTCATCAAACAACTCATTCATATATAATGGTCTGGACAATGTGGCAAGGGTGGAATGACGAAAAAAATGAAAGGATGCGTCTCGAAAGGGAACTCAAACAATTGACGACTGTATTCCACAGGGTTGTAAAAGAACGCGACAGTCTTAAAGAAGAACGCGATGAACTTCAAGAAGAGAATGAAAGGTTGAAAAAGAGTTGACAATATACAAGCAAATAATAATAATACAATTTTTGAAGAATACAGTAATAAAACGTAATAAAACCATTTTTTGTTTTTTTTGTTATTGAGAACCATCGCGGGCATCATGACATCATGTTAGTATATCAAAAAACAACATACTGTTATAAGCATGTGCGAGTGAGCGCATGGCTTAGCGGGAAACCTTCTGTTCAAGAAACATCTACTCTCATACACCAATGAGAACATGGGTTCGAATCTCGACAAGTCCCAAAAAAAAGGCTTTGAAATAAGAGCATTAAAAAGAAAGAAAAAATTAGGGGTAGTTCCAAAAAAAACCTCCTGTAGCTCAGCGGCAGAGCGTCTACAACACCGTCATCTACCCAACAAGATTTGCAAAAGTCCGAATTTGAAGATGGTTATCGCCTTATAAGCGGAAGGTCACAGGATCGAAACCTGTCGGGAGGATTAATTCACACATCGCACCGGTGCATCAAGGCACTAGAGCACCCTTTAAACCGGCATGGCGCAGCGGCAGCGCGCGCGGCTCATAACCGCGAGGACACAGGATCGAAACCTGTTGCCGGTATCCAACCCATCACATCGCACCGGTGCATCAAGGCACTAGAGCACCCTTTAAACCGGCATGGCGCAGCGGCAGCGCGCGCGGCTCATAACCGCGAGGACACAGGATCGAAACCTGTTGCCGGTATCCATAAAGGGAACCTACGGTTCCCCTTTGACCCCTCCCTTCAAATAGGGCAAGGGGTCAGAGGGGACAGCATGTCCCCTACATCACATCGCACCGGTGCACCAAGGCACTAGAGCACCCTTCATCCCCTGTAGCTCAGCGGCAGAGCGTCTACAACACCGTCGTCTACTCAACAAGACTTGCAAAAGTCCGAATTTGAAGATGGTTATCGCCTTATAAGCGGAAGGTCACAGGATCGAAACCTGTCGGGGGAATTCATTACTTCAGCAGCTTTACAGAAGCTGCTCGTCATAGCTAAGCGACGTATGTACGTAAAAACATAGCACTATTAGAACCACTCCCACGGCGGGCAGCTTATCGTCGAACACAGTCAAGACACTCACAATGTCCGAAAGTTTGATGGTTATCTCTTTCTCATTAAAAGGCAGGCACAGGATCAATACCTGTGAGTGGTATTCAACGGGGATGGCGCAGAGGAAGCGCGCGGGGCTCATAACTCCGAGGTCCTAGGTTCAAGCCCTAGTCCCCGTATTTCGTTTTTTAGTCGTTACCATTATTTCTATTTCTTGTTATATCTTTGAATGAACCGATACAAGACATAGAGAGAAAAGATACTTATGCAAGCATAAAATGCTTTTACATATAAATCATCTGGTAATTTTGAAAAATCTTGCATCGTCGTTTTTTCCACCTTGTTTTTATTTTTTCGATATTTTTTTATATTTGGAATTGTTGAATACTTATATTTACATTTGCATTTCTGTTTTGACGACGACGATGACGATGATGAGTCAGAATCAGAATCATACTTTGAATTTACAAATGTTTCTGAGCATTTTTGTGTCGGGTCTGCCGGATTTGTTTTACTGGGAAATGTGCACGGATCCATATTTTTCACATCGGCAACTGCGACATACTTGGTTTCAGTCCCATTGTTATCCCGTCCTGTATCATCAAAATTTGCATCAGTTACAGGAGTGACCGTATTCAAGGTTATTGACATGCACGGCGGGTTTTGGCCCATCATAAATGACTTAAAAATACCAAGTGGATTTAATTTACCTAAATCGCCTAGCGTTCCAGGAATTAGCCCTTCAAATTCTGTAAAGTTGGTTCCGCCTAGACCCGATGATATAAATGGAATATTTCCATTTGGAATATTATTAACATAAATGTGTCGGTCGACTAATTTATTTGATGCAACATCTGTGCACTGTCCGCCCGTTTTTAAAAAGAACTTATCACCTAAAGGACCACCTGTAGTAGAACCACCTTTTCCAGTGACGAGAACTTCAACATAATTAATCAATCCACCAATGTTGTTGGCAAGTGCGCTGAAATTTCCATCATCTGACATGCCCATATCGGATGGTTTTAAAATACGTTTCCAGTACAAGTAGTCAGGGCCCAGCAAACTTTGCTCCATCCCCTTCATATCCGCCATTATATCTGAAAAAAAGTTCGACATTATAATAAATAAATAATTGAATAATTGAATGAATTTAACTTTGATTATATATATAATATAATTATTTAAATAAAATAGTATTAATATAATAAAAAAAATATTTATAAAAATGAATGGCGGAAGTGAAGAAACAGAAATGAAACTTTTGAATCAGAGTGAAACAACACAAACAACACAAACAACACAAACAACACAAACAACACAAACAACACAAACACAAACACAAACACAAAAATTAGATGAAGTTGCATTAAAGGAATTAAAGGCAACTTTGAAAACGGGAGACCTTTTGGTATGCGACGACTTGCAACATAATTCGTGGGGAATATTTAGCTGGTTTATTAAATTCATGACTCAAAGTGATTATTCTCACGTTGGAATTGTAGTAGTTGACCCGGTTATGACAACCCCAAAATTGAAAGGTGTTTACGTTTGGACATCGGGTATATCAGACACACCCGACCCAGAAGATAATAAAAAAAAATTCGGTGTTCAATTTGTTGAGTTTGACGAGTTTTTGAACACATATGAGGGAAAAATTTATCTTAGACGTTTGAAATGTGAATCGCAAGAGCAGTATCATAAAATATTCAACATGAACACATTACAAGAAATTCATAAAGTTGTTTATGATAAGCCGTACGATATCGTGGTAACTGACTGGATAGAGGCGTATTGCAAGAAGGATGCAAATCCGCAAAAAACGTCGCGATTTTGGTGCAGCGCATTAATTGGATACATATACACCAAGTTGACGCTTTTTGACAATGGTTTAGATTGGAGCATATTGACACCGAGTTACTTTTCGAGCGAAAATAAAACATTTAAAATGTTGCACAATGTGAAACTCGAAAAAGAATATCAGATTTGGGGATGATTTAAAAGTTTAGATTTATTTATTCTTTATTTACGTATTAAGTATTTATAAATAAATAAAGAATAAATACTTAATACGTAAATAAAGAATAAATACTTATAATACGTAAATAAAGAACAAATAAAATAAAATAAAATAATATAATAAAAGATTTTTATAATGAATATTATTATTCCATTAGGAGGAAGAGGAGAAAGATTTTCTAAAAATGGCTATATTAAACCAAAACCGTTGATACAAATTTTTGAAAAAACTATGATTGAACATGTTGTAGATAATTTAGTTTGTGCGCAAGATGATAAAATTTTTATTATTTATAATTCAAAATTAGATGATGATGGGTTTTCAGATTTTATTACAAGTAAATATTCTAAAATTAATTTAATTAAAATAACCCAAACTACAAGAGGTGCTGCAGAAACTTTATTTCATGGCATTGGAATCATATTAACCCAGTATAAGCAACAACAAAATAATAAATGTTTAATTTTAGACTGTGACACATTTTATACGCAAAACATAGTTGATATATTAAAAAATGCATCCGCGCCAAATGCAGTTTTTTATACGAAAAATGATGATGAGAATCCAATTTACTCATACATCAAGGTCGGAGATGACAATAAAATAATGGAAATTAAAGAAAAAATCAAAATATCTAGTAACGCAAATACTGGCGCATATGCCTTCAATGACATGGAGGAATTATGGAGATACTGTAAACATGTTGTGGATAGTAATATAACTTTTAATAATGAACCATACACGTCTTGTGTTATTTCGGAAATGATTCAATCAGGTCTGGATTTTAAAGGAATCGAATTGGATGACAAATGTGTTTTTTCACTTGGAACACCGCAAGCAGTAGAAGCGTATATGAATCAAACATATGCATTTTTATTTGACTTGGACGGCACTTTGGTAATTACAGATAGTATTTATTTTGATGTTTGGAACAATATATTATCAAAATATAACATTGTGTTGACGCACGATATATATGCAAAATACATTCACGGAAACAACGACAGTTGTGTTTTAAACACGTTGTTGAAAAATACAAATACATCATTAAATGAGTTGTCTGACCTAAAAAACAAGTTGTTTATACAAAATATAAATAAACTCGAACTCATTTCAGGAGTTCACGATTTGTTAACCAAGTTGAAAATTCAGGGACACAAAGTATGTATTGTAACAAATTGTAATAGAAGCGTTGCGAGCGAAATATGTAACCATGTGGGATTTTCAAAATTTATTGATTTTTACATTACAAATTCCGATTGCACACATGGAAAGCCCCACTCGGAACCATACATGAAGGCAATGGCAAAGTATAATATAGAACGCAATAAATGTTTTATTTTTGAAGATTCTAAAACCGGAATTCTAAGTGCAAAAGGTGCAAATCCAAACATGATAATTGGTATTGAAACATCATATGATTCCGATGAGTTGATTAAATATGGTGTTGACCATACAGTTAAAAATTTTGATAATTTCGATACTGATGCATTGATAAATAAAAAGATTAAGGAATGTGGTATGGTGAATTTAAAAAATATTATATTTGAAAATAGCACGATTCATAATATAAAAGATATAATTATTGACTCTGATAAATTAAAGGGAGGATATATTGCAGATGTTGTAAGTTATGACATTATTACCACCACTAGTGGAAAATATTCACAAATTTTGAAATACGAAAATGTGAAAGAGAATAATTTATCCATTATTGCAAAAAAAATAGAATTATATGAGCGTGAATATTATTTTTACACAAACATGGCAACGCATATGAATATTAAAATTCCAAAATTTTATAATTTAACCAAGAATAAACAATTCAAAAATACTGGAATTGTTTTGGAAAATTTGTTTAAAAAAAATTATAAATTAAATTTGAATTTGAATTTAGAAAGCATTGATGTGGCATTAAGAATTGTAAATGATGCAGCAAAAATGCACAGTAAGTTTTGGAATAAAGATTTGAAGAACATGTTTCCCGGTTTAAAATGCAGCACTGATTCAATTTTTTGTCCATTTTTCAAAGAATTTATCGATGAAAGATTCGACACATTTATAAGCAAGTGGTCTCATATTTTACTTGAAAAAGATTTAGTTAAATGTCACGAAATAAAAACTAATTTTTCAACGATTCAACAATCATTTTCGATTGGCAAAAATCTCACATTTATTCATGGAGATATTAAATCTCCAAACATTTTTTATGATGTTGAAAA